AATGTCTACCCTATCGTCAAAGTCTTGTTGTTTGATTTGATTCTGTCCAGATCCTACCTGGAAGTTGTAGACGGGAGGTAAAGATTCACCAAACACTTTGGCCAATAAACCAAACTCTAGTTTCTGTGAATAATGTAGCCTTTTGTGTATGGCACTCATAACCTTCGTGCCTCTTTCTAGTAAAGCTACAGTAGTGCCTACTGGCATTGCCTGGTTGACATCACCAATGTTCATATCAGCCACAGCTGCAAATCTTTTACCAGAGTCTATCAATAAGCCTAGTAGCTGCATCAAAACATTACTTGGTTCTTTTACAGGTAAAGGTATTAAGTTTTCTTTCAAGGATCCACCTGTTGTGTCAATGTCCCTAAACTCTCCAGGTTGTAATGGTTCGTCCTCGTCTCTAATCCTCATACCTCTTGCTTTAAAACCAGCTGGTAGATTCGCAAGCGTTCCAGCGTCTATAAGTTGTCTAAGTATTGAAGTAGATGCTTTGGACAGGCCACCAATCATGTGTGATAACCCTAAGCCATAGAATCCAAGTCCTGGCATAAATTTGTACTGAACGAAATAATTAATCTTGTTTTTAAGAAGGTCGTTTTCTAAGTAATTTCTTCTAATGCTAAGGACTGCCTGTGAGGATTCTTCTATGGTAACGATGTAAGGTAGTTTCAATCCTGTAGTGTTGCCCTCTGCGTCTCTGTCTTCGTAACCCTCTATATCAAGCACTGTATGTACTTCATAAACTGTTCTGTTTCTATTTTCTTTGTATGACGGCGATATACCTTGTATTTCGTCTATGGCCTCTTCGATTTCAGACATATCATCTGCATACCCGTCAGATCCAATATCTACGTTTGCATAAAAACCAGTAAGTTGTTGTTTCTTGATTTCATTAGAAGACATGTTGATAACATGTGTAATTCTTTCGGCAGAGCTTATATCTGCTGCCTCATAAGGAACAATAAGATCTTCTGGAGGTATAAATTTAGACATGGCCCTATTTAGGACAAAATCAAAGTAGACCTTTTTAAATGCAGATCCGGCTAGGGGTAAATAAAATAACATTTGATCTAGCTCTGGATCATATTCTTCCATTACATTCATAATGTAATAGTTCATAAACTCTTGTACTCTTTCTGCCTGATTTTCTGTTTCTATGGTCCTGGCACCGATAATTTCTGTTTTTACTGGGCCTTTAGCCGGCAACATTTCTTTATAAGCCTGAGCCTGGAAAGCAGTAACGGATTCTGCTAGGATCGGGTGTATTACACCTGAGCTCCCTTCAAATGGTTGGGATCTGCCTTCGTCAAACTTCATACCCAGATATTTCAATCCATCTGTATATGTTTTTTCCCATTCACTCCTGGATTGCTTGTCTCCTTTTATAGAGCTAAGTAAGTCATTGGCTATGCTGCCTAATATATCGTCTGGCAAAGCCTCTGCTAGATTGGCATTGAAACCAATCTGAGGTTCGTCTATGGCTATTTCGTCGTCAATTAAAACTTCTTCATTGGCAACCAGTATTTCGGCCGCTTCTCTAATTTGATCTTCTCTACTGGTATCTGGTTGTATTTCTACAGCAGATCCCATGGATCTTACTTGACTATCTTCTGTTCCTAATTGTTTTTCTATTGCCATATTATTTTAGTGTAACACCCTTGGTATGGTATCTAAATCCAAATCCACTATGTCTGTCAACTCTCCGTCTACTATTAAACCACTATACTCAGCTATCAATTCAGCGTCCTCCATGTTCTCCGCATGAATGTCTGGTCCGGCATATTCTCTACCATCGAAAACAAACCTAGTTAAATATATTCTTAATAATATACTGTCCTGTTCGTTTTTAATAATTTCACCTCGTCTTCATAATCTTCGCGCAAGGATATAAAACCACCTTGCCTAAAACGCATCAAAGCCATTGTAGCACTATCGCAAAAGTCGTCATAATCGCCGAACGGGAACGACGCCATTTCTTCAATTACTTCATCTGCAAACTCGTCTTCTGGGGCCCAGACCATTCCTGATTCAAATATTGGAGCTACACTATTCATCCTGGCTATCTTGTCTTGACCTCTGCTTGGAGAGTAAGCTGTTACAGGTATTCCCATTCTTCTCAGCTCTTGTGTTAATGGTGTTCCAGATGCTTTGGCCTCTATTAGCACACAATCTGGCTCCCAATATCTATACTCTTCTAATGCCATTTTTTTTAATTCTGGAAAGTCACATCTAACTCTTTTTGCATCTAATAATATGATTTCGTCCGCAGTTTCATCGCCCCGGTTAAATATTGCCCAGGTTGTTATTGCCGAGTAGTCAGCGCTTTCTTTTTTAGAAAAAGCGGTATCGTAACTCTGTATTACATAAGAATAAGGTGGCACATCTTCATCTTCCCACCTATTCCACCATTCCCTTTTTACTATAGATCCTTCCTCAGCTGTAGGATTTTGCATCCACTGTGCGTTCCACTTAGATATAGGTAAAGATGCTTTTACGCTAAGTAATTCTTCTTTCTTCCAAAACTCTGGCCATAATGGTTTTTCTGATTCTGGCATAATTGCTGGAAACTCAACAACTTCCCATTGGTCCGCATACTCGTCTGATTGTTTTTTTAACACATTGCCTACCAGATCTTTGGTGCTCCATCTGGTCATTACTATCACAATTATGCCTCCTGGCTGTAAACGCTGCCTGGGGCCAGAGGTGTACCATTCATAGGCTGATTCCATGGCTTTTGGTGACAAAGCATCTTGCTCAGAGTGAGGATCGTCAATAATAAGCAGATCCGCACCACGACCTGTAATTGCACCGCCTACACCAGCATAGAAGGATTCACCCTCTTTGTTTGTGGTCCAACGACCAGCTGATTTGTTGTCTGCCTGGAGCTGTAATTCTGGAAAAATATGTTGATATTCTTCGCTATCTATTATGTTTCTTACTCTTCTACCAAATCGTACAGCTAACTCTGCGGTGTGTGTAGTTTGTATTATTTTGAGATTGCCTTGTCTTCCCATCATCCAGGCCGGAAAAAAGGTAGATGCAAACTCTGATTTTGAATGTCTAGGAGGTAAACATACTATGAGTCTTTTGAGCTTACCCTCCGCTATTTTGTTGAATTTATCTGCGATTATTTTGTGATGTCTGCCCTCTATAAAATCGGGCCACATGTGATTAACAAAAGAGATAAAATCGTTCTGGCAAGAATCTTGTTTTTCTAGTTGATCGTACCGGTTCAACAAGGCCAAGGCTTCTGCCTTGTCTTGCTCAGATAATATGTCAAAATCTTTGTACGATACGTCGCTCATAGTCGAGTTAGGTGGTCAGGTAGTGACGTATAAACCACCCAACTCTAAGCCTATGGGCCTGTGGGTAGTATTGCACATCGTTATACTTCATGCCATGGTTCATTTTTAAATAGTAAACTTTCAGCTTCGCGTCTGCGTATCAATCCCTGGAGCGTCTCTCCTCCGGCCTTGTTCCAGCGTTTCATTTCGCTAGGCACTTTTTCGTACTCGCTGTTGTTTAAAACTTTAAGCATGGTTGAGCTGCGAAGGTTGGATCCACCCAGATTAAAAGTCCAGGCTACTAAAGCGTCAAATTGATTTTGCTCTAAGGGCACTTTTACACATTTGTTCACTTCTTCTTCAAAATCCGCTATGTCCTCTAGCAATAATGCCTCTGCTCTGTCCTGTGATATTTCCATATCCATAGTGACTCCGCGTGTTGATCCATAACCAATGGTAGGTACTCCAGCGCTGCATTTATATGCTTGTAATTTACATCCTTCAAAGCGCTTGATAAGCGCGATGCCTTCTTGTGATATTTCCATATTACTCTCCCCATTTTTTAACTTTTGTGCCGCCGTGATAATCGACAGCAAGATTTTCTTTTTTAAGTAAATCAGCGATATTACCTTTCTCACAAAAGACATCCGCTAATACTCTCCCATATTTATCTGTTCCATAAGATCTAATTGTAATATCTCCCACCAACCAATCTTTCAGTTTTTGTTTTGCTAGTAAACCAAGTTCTTTTTCTTTTGCTCTTTCCGGGTATCTCTTAATATTGATCCTAGATTCGGGAGTATCTATTGAATTTATGCGAACGGCTTTATTGTGTAATTGCACTGAAAATCCTAGATCTATAGTCTCCAATCTTATAGTGTCTCCATCTGTTACAGATTTCAATTTACATTTATAAACAAAAGCGTCTGGCGATTTACTCATTATTTTCTCCTGGTTTAGTTGTGACTGTCCTGTAATACACAACCACTTCTTTCAGTTCTTTTATGTATCTTTTAAGTTCTTGCATGTTATACGCCATCAACTCGTAATCTGGTACTGACATAGCAAAAAATACTACAGCTCCCTCTTCTTTTTCAACTCTTTGTAAAAACTCTTCTATGTTTTTTTCTGAAACCACATACCAATATGGATCTTTAAGATCTACGGCCCTGGGTAATATCGGTTGTACGATATTTCTTTCTATTGGCTTTGTGACTATTTCTACTTTTTTACTTGGTATCAGGCTGCAACTGCAAGCCATCGTCAAGACTGTCAATGCCAACAGTGTCTTTTTCAATGCTATCAAATACATCTTTAGTTCCTTTGTTTGCCCTGGTTTCTATTAAACCTGGTTTTGCTATTGCTAATTTGGTTAGATTGTGACGTTTAAATATGTCCAAGTATCTACTCATTTCAGCTTCGATTTGTTGATTTTTAGATTGTAAGTTTAGTAACGATGATGTTTGCAATTCAAAGTCATTCTGTAAACTTTCTATGGCTGCCTTTTGTTCGGCGTCCCGGAGTTCAAAAGCATCATTCAGAGCAGATAGTCTTGAGTTTTGCCAATACAATACCGAACATATAAAGACCAAAACTCCAATAACACCTAATAAAATTTTACTCATGTTTTTCCTTTTTAGTGATTTTAATACATTTTTACAATAATTTGCATCTTTTGTATTAATTATCTAACAACGTGTAAATTACGAGTGGTCTTTCTACACCTTTCACTCTAATTGGATCCAGCTCTCTTAAAGTGTAATCTGACTTCAAAGCTGTCGTTCTGCCTATGATTAGATCTACACCGACTTCCTTACAACTTGACTCAAGCCGGGCAGCTTCATTTACCGGACTGCCTATGCAAGTGTAATCAAACCTGGTATCAGATCCCATATTTCCAACGATAGCTTCACCGCTATTTATTCCTATACCTATTGCAACTGGAGGTAATCCTTCTTCTTCTAGCTCTATATTTAGATCCTCCATATTCTTTTGCATTTGTATAGCACACTCGATTGCTTTGCTTTCATGGTTTTCTAGGTCCAAAGGAGCTGAGAAAACGGCCATAAGCGCATCGCCTATAAATTTATCTACCATGCCCCCATATTTTTTTACAGCCTCTACCTGGGCCGTTAAAGCTCGATTCATTATATAGGTCACGTCTTCTGCGGACATTGACTCTGACATGGAAGTAAATCCCCGGACGTCTGTAAAAAGCACTGTTATGTAGCGCCTGGATCCTCCGAGCTGGAGAAGATCCGGATTATCCTGGAGCTGTTGGACCTGACGTGGATCTAGGTAATGTTCAAATTGCTTTTTGATCTGCTGTCTAAGTATGTATTCTTCCCTGTATTTCAGATAATACGACGTGCTGCCAATTATGAATTGACTAATTAATGACCAGGTTACATCCAATAATAAACCATCTTGTATAGTGTAATAACCAAATGTAGCCACAGAGCCGGCCGATATGCCAAAGTATATCAACCCTACACTCATGCTTAACTTTTGCGTTAGAAACCACGACATGAGCGCTAAGAGCACAAATATTGCTAACTCAGCTCCCAGGTGCCACTCAGGGATCCTGGGTGAGTCCTGAATCAATATTGACTCTGCTACAGCTGCTTGCAAATGATGAGGGTACATCAAACCTTTGCTAGTGGGCACTTGAGGCATGATGCCGCCACCAGAGGTTCCTATTATGGTTATCTTGTCTTTGGCCCCGGATAAATCGTCCAAAGTAATAACAGGCGTATCAACATAAGAAATCCATTTTCTATGTGCTGAATCTACTGATATAGGTGGCAGTGATGGCACTCTTATCTCACCATCACTCATATTTATAATATAAGTGTCCGCCCCGGAGACTTTCTTAATTATTTCTATGGGAAGGCTTGGAGCGAATCCTGTTTCTGTACGCAACAACAAAGGATATTGTCGTACCAGGCCATCAACATCTGTAGGAGCGGATGCTACCCCCTGAGAGGCATTTTCTTTAAGTATATCTATGTTTTCTACTACACCCCTGGCCTCATATCCTCCTCCTGTATCTTCTCCTAGAATGACTGTACCGACTGTTGGAGGGTAGTTGCCTGTATCTGATTCAAACATAGCTAGGACAGAAGGCCCATAGCTCAAGGCTTCTGCAAAGGCTTTGTCTCCTCCTAATCGATCCGGTTGTGGAAAGGTTAGGGCCCAGGCTTGTGAATAACTACCCGCATTGAGTAGATCTACCTGGATCTCAGCTAATCTTCTCCTGGGTAAAGGCCAGCCACCTTCTTTTTCTATATCAGCCTCAGTTATATCTAGGATTACAAAGTTACCTGTAGGATCTTGTTCTTTTACAAAAGCATCAAATGTTTTGAGCTTGAGGATCTCTAAGGGTGTGAGCTGCATTAGCAAAGGCAGAGCCAAACCAATAAGTAGAGCTGGGAATATGTATTTTTTGTTCAATTTCCTTGCCTTATAGTTATTATGTTTGAGGATCCACCATTAACTTTAACAACGTGTTCTACCCCATTTTGAAACAATATAAGAGTGTATGCGCTTGATCCATCTAAGTCTAGGCGATAGGTATCTCCTACAGATCTACGAATACTTATCTGCTGGCCTGTAATAATCGTAGTTATCTGCGTATCTTTGTCCTGGCCAATATTAGTACCGGCTATAGTTATACCGGTTGCTATTTGGTTTAGTTGATCGTCTTCTTCATCAATAGCCAAGGCATCAATAACATTCAAAAGATCTTCTAAAAAATTAACATCTAAGTAGTTTATATCGAGCTCTGTAAACTCCAAGTCCGCCTCGTTATCCAGGAAGTCTTCTGCTAAGAAATCTATATCGAGATCCGAAAAATCCAGATAATCTGCTGTGCCTTGTTGTTGTATTTCTTCTACAAGATCCTGGCGTTCTTGTGGAGGATTAACAATTAACATGTTGTCTATAAGTTCCAGTGATATGTCTAGTGTTACAGGTTTGGATGGAGCCTGGTTATAAGTCATAGCTGTGGTCGCTTGATAGGCTTGATTTAGTATGACTTGTCCCATCGCTGTTTCTACTATAATCTCGCCTACTTTGCCGTCAGCACCAGGCAATAGAATCACCAACGAGGCGCCCGTTTCCGGGGTGGTAGTGATTGTAAAATCTGTTCCACGCACATAAACGTCCGCAGATGGCGTCTGTATGCGTATTTTCTTTTTGTTGTTGAATTTGCCTGTAACGAAACGAGCTGTGCCAGATGCGAAACGTAAAGCCATTTCGCTCTTGGCTGGGTTTGGATCGTAGATGTAGCTATTGATTACGAGCTTACTATGGTCCATCACTCGGACGACTGTTTCGTCTTCAAAGGTTATGGCGACAGCTCCAGACTGAGTTTTTACATTGTCCAATTGTTGTATAGGAAAAGATAACTCTGCCCCATAAGGCTGATCTCTAACTACCTGTGCACTACCTCTAAGCTCGCTTATGGAGCCAATATCAACATCCTGTGCTTGTGCCCTGATCGTTTTGGACCACACAGACAGTTGAAGTAGTAGTACCAGAACTAAGAATCTTGAGCCAGTCATTATCTAATGTTGATGATTGTGTAATATTAAATGTTCTATTAGATCCATCGTGATCTAAGTAAAAATAATTGCCAGCATAACCCGAAGCTGCATGTGTCAAAGCATTATCATTACCATCTATATTAACGTAATTTGTAGCTGAATCTGCATTGATTCCAGACGTTATAGTGTTGCTGTTTCCATTGATAATCCAATCTAAATCTAGCGTACTAGCCAATGCTGTTGTAGCGTGGTTTAAAGTAAACGTATTGCTGTTACCAGTTACATCAACATTAACATTTGATGAATCTGCTCCGTAAGTTGCTGTCTTATCGGTATTCATATTAAACGTGTTTGAATTACCATCAAACTCAAAGAAACCAATATAAGAATCAGAGACAATGTCGCCTAAGAATTTGTTAGAGTCGCCAATCTGATTTATGTCTAACGTCCCGCCGGTGCCGGTAAATTTTAGCGCCGTCATTGAGCCGGCTGCTGCATCAGAGCCACCGATTATGTTGCCAGATCCTAGTTGCTCCAAATCTATGTTGGTGTTAGAAGCACCAGAAGATTGGTCCAGGAAGATCTCATTATCGGCTGCCGTTAGTGGTCCAGATAGCAAGATTAATAATAAGAGTTTTTTCATTGTTTGTACCTCCAATACCCTAGTGATATGCCTTGGTCTATAATATCTTTTACGGCTGTCTCCAGACACATCTGGAGAGCCACAGACATAGGCTCATTTTTTACTGCACCACCTTCTAATTCCACTAACTCCGTATTGTCGCTAATGAATCTAAAGACATCGTTGTTAAGCGATGCCGATAAAACTTTTTTTGTCGTCATAGTCTCT